CATTACAGGCAGAATCTCTTCTTACTTCTCCTTGCATCTTATCTCCCATTACAATATATCTTATCAAATAGAGTTTGGCGGGTTTTCCACCGTTCTCCATGACAATCTTCTTTATATCTGGCATTTTCATACTCAATCCTCCAAGTTTAAGAATACCTCAACAGGCTCATCTTCCCATTTTAGGTCTTTATAGTCGTTTATATTTAGTCCAAAATCTCCAAAATAACGACTACTAGCTATAATCTTACCATGTATATTACGTTCAAAAATCTTATCTTTTCTGACAGGTTTACCCAAGTATAACCAAAGTAGCCCATCTTCATCCCTTGCAACATAGAAATGCACTTTATTCTTTCCAATCTTTGAAGAATTGGAAAGAATTAGATAGAATGCGCCAAATGATGAAAGTATTGAAATTAATAATATTGTTGTTATTATATCATTCATGATTTATTCCTCCCAATATCTGTAATACTCAGGTGCTTCGTCTGATGTTCCTACAAGGTGCTTGGTATCATCGTTGTATGGGATAATTTTATGAAACCCCATCCCGCTCATTGTGCATATAGCAGATACATTGTCTCCTGCTGCTATAGAAATGAAATCTGCATACCAACGTCTGTCATTTATTCTCGCTAACACCTTATCAAACGGCTGCAACGTCTTTGGGTCAAACTTCGGCTTGGGGCATTGCCATTTGCTCCAGTCCCGCTGCTCCCTACTTGGGTAAAGCATCGGCTCTTCTGACTTGTTCTTGGATATTGTAAGCGTACTGTCGGAATTTATATCCCAAGAGCTACCGAATTTATCCTCAACAGTTACGAATGATTCGTCAATATCCATAAACTTCACGCCTCCCAATATCGGTGACCAAAACGGCGTACCCATTGGACAGTCCTTCAATATCTCACACAAATTAATGTTCTCGTTCATAATTCTAAGTTTGTTAAATCACTTTGTTTCCGTTGAGTTTATTTCTATACATCTTCTTGATGTTGGCGACATACTCGCCCACTTGGTCAATCAGCACGCAGTTCTCGCCGTCCTGAACAACATCGCAGACGAGAGCCACTGGAACGCCGCATACATAGATGTATATCTTGTTGTCGGGGTCGTTCTTGTCGTTGGCTACATACACATCAGTATTCACTATGCGCTCCGTCTCACGGATAGCGTCTTGTCTTTTCTCTTCCGTAATTTTTTTACGGATAGCCTTAAACGGATTAATCATTTTCATTGTCTTCAAAATTAATTTTCTGTTGTAAATACTTCTCGGCATACCATTGCTTGTATGGCTTACCACTTATCCACCAATCAAAAATAGCCTCGGCGATTTCGTTTTCCGACCATTGCCCTATACCTACGCCACTTGATATAGGGCTTTCTGAAACCCGATTGCCCCATAACAATCTCGCGCTTGTGGGTGGGAGTCCATTTTGCCGTATCGTAGAAGTCCATTCCGTATCTGCTCCCCCATTTGTTTTGCTCGAAACCTCTTTCCTCGTTGCATCGTCCGCTGTCCCCAATCCGATGGGATATTCCACCATATAAAGCCTTCTTTGAATACCCCCCCCCCTACGGATTTTCTTGATTGCCTCAATCCAATTTCGTTTGACGTGTGGGAAACGTTGCATTTCCATACGTTTCTGTTTAGGTTGCGACATTGGGCAAAGAATACAACCAAGTCGTTTATATCCCTCGTCATAGAGGCTGCAATGCGGTGCTTTGATTACGTTGTTGAGGAAATACCAAACGTCCTTCTCTGTCCAATCGAAGATAGGGGAAATGAGTATGGAGTCCTTTCCGTTAATGCAACGTACCTCGTTGTCGGTCTTGACCGAAAACTCGTCCTCGTTGATTTTTCGCTTTGACTTACGTTTTGTCTTGCTCTCAATTTCTGACTTGCTCCAATTCTCGAACTCGTCAAGGTTGCCGCTGAATTTCTTACTCGACACCTCTACCTCGTGACGTTTGGCTCGCCTTGCGCTTTCTTCCTTGCGTATGCCAATCAAGGTTACTTTTCCTGCTCCTGCGGACTCTTTAAAATCGGCGCAACACCAACGGACACGCATAGTAGGCAGTATGCCTCGCTCTACGGCTTTTTGAAAGATACTCATTTCGGGCTTTTGCCTTATCACAGACGGATATTCGGTCTTTACAAACCTTATGACATCGCCAGGGTCAACACTCGTAAGACTCATGTGCGTCTTGAACTTCACCCCCGCCATCTTGACGATATGGAACAACGCTTGCGAGTCCTTACCGCCGCTGAATGTATTGTAAAAACCATCTTCGGGGTCATACATCAGGGCAATCTTCTCGGCCTTGTGTATAAGTTCAACACTATGTTGTATCTTCTTTGCTAATCGGGGGGCAATTTTAAGCGCCTCCTCCAAGGAAACATCAATATCCTCAGCCTTGATTTTCATCTTTATTTTCGTTCTGATGCGTTATTTCTTCTTCGGTGGGCAAACTATCGTCCACGTCAATATCTTCTATTACAAAGGCACATTTCTCCTCATCGAAGGACAGCTTGGTATTAGCATAAACCATATTAAAGTTCTCAACACAATCGTCGATGGCTTTCCTATAAGCCTCCCTCTCATTGTAAACTCTTGCAAGGGTCTTTTTCAATTCCCACCAATCGTCTAACTGACGGAAGTAGAAATACTTGTACTTTTCCACAAGTTCAAGAAGAGTTTTCTCACGCTTGTAGATGAAATGATTGATTGCAAGCATAGCTACTAAAGCTATGAACATCGCCGCTAATGATAATACAAATTCCATACTAACTGATATTTTTAAAATTCAACTTTTCGTCTATCAAACTAATCGCCCTCACTGCAACATCAGACGTAGATTTGCTTAGTATCTGCCGAAGCTGCAGGAGGGCGATATATTGCCTAATGCTCATTCTTGCTTGTTCTCTTAGGCGGCATACGCCTCATAATGTCGTTCCTTTGCTCCGCTACCTTTTCCGCTTCCTTCAATGTTGTGAAGAAATTGCCCTTCGCATAGCGTGTCCTGTCGAAGAGACAATCTACCCAAATATCATCCTTCGCCTGGAATGTCTTGAAGTCGGGCAAGACTCTCACATAATAATACTTCGACCCGATTTCGGGGAGTATAATCTCATTTTCTTCCATTGTAGTTTATTTTATTCGTTATTTGACTAATCTTCAATAGCGGATTCTCCGCATCGTCACCAAGACCACGTATCTCCTTCCACTTGTCGAAGGACACGCTGCTTACCCTCTCGATGTCCCTATCAATGTGCAGTTTGACCATCTGCTCGTCCCTCTCCATCCTCACCCGATGCTCCTTCAGCTCATTGGAGCATATTCTTAGTCCGGTTAGAATATCCTGCGGGTTTATTTTACTCCCCGAATATAGCTTTCCATAGTCTCCCATGGAAAAGGAATAGAAAAAATACGTCAGCTCGGAGGGGGTCAGACTATAATAGTTTTGCCTAATCCTTGCGGCTATACCCTTGACCTGAAAGGGCGAGATATTCTCCATTGCACCGAGAAAGGTTAAAAGGTCGATAAGCATAACTTTTATCCACCACTCACTCGCGCCCTTACCAAAATGGTTATCAATCTGAACTAATGACATCCCTTGTTGTCTTACGGCGTCATAGGCTGTCGTTATGAGTTCCTCGCGTTTCCGAAGTGTGGGGTACCTCTTAAGGAAATCCACATAACCATCACCATACTTGCGCACCGCCGACTGATACTCAGTCTGTAAAGATGTCTGCAATCTTGCTGTTGATGTCTGATTGTTTTCCTGTCCCATACTGTACTTGATTACGTTTTACCCATGTTGCTATCGCGCTATGCCAGTTCTTCATTATGTTCTTCCCGATAAACCAGCCTTTCGCGTTGTAGAAGTTCCACCATTGTTCGGGGTCAACGTCAAGATTTTTATCCTTAACGTATTGACAGACCTCCTTGATTGTAGGTGGTATCCTCATCTTCTCTTTCTTTGGCGGCTTGGCTCGTTGCGAGTCTATTTCCGATTTAATCTCTTCGAGTAGTGGGATTATACAATCGTGATTAACTTTCTCGTGCTTGTTCGATAATCCATATTCAACAACAAGGACTATCAATTCAGCAATACAATAATCTGGGAGCTTTTTCTGGGCTTTTATCAGCCATGATTTCTTGAATGTAAATTCTTTCATAATTATAAATTGTCGTTTCGCCAATCGTTGTATTCGTCTAAAAGGTCTATTTCTACATCGTCACTACCATCGTCATACGAGGTAGGGTCACTGTTGCCGTTGGAATAACCGCCGTTTGCGTAAAACGCTCGCCAATCTATCGCCATAACAAATCGTTTTATTCCTCCAGTTCCTTTATCTTGTTGTTGATGTTGGCGAAATACTTTTTCAGCAAGCCAAGGTTCTCGCCCAACACCTTTATGTTCTCTATGTGCAGGTTAAGCCTCTCCCTCATCTTGTCAAGCTCCTTCTTCTGTGCGTAGTATTCGACATTGGCATCCGATTTCACCTCCTCCAGCACCGACAGTAGCTTTACCTTCTCCTCGTTCGTCACGAAGGGATAGCCCGCGGTCATAACGTACCACCTGCTGTCGAAAGAAAACCTTTTCATATTGCACATGAAGTCCTCTATCCTTCCTCTCATCTTGTCACGCAGCGCACACTCCGCTTTTTGCGCCGCCGTGGTCTCGGCAATCTGTTTCCTTATGCCCGACCTCTGAACCACGAGCTTCTCGCGCTCAACGCTCTTGTGAACGTCAGAGCCGTCAATGTCACAGGCATCGCTCACTGCCTTGAATATCGTGTTGTTTTCTTGTCTCATACTCAATCCTATTTAGTAGTCGTTTGATTATCTTTCTCGTTATCCTCACCGAGTTGTACGTCTTGTTGTCGCATTTAGCCAAGTCAACCCTTGAGATTATTATTGGTATATGCCTAAGAAGGGCATCGAAATCTGAGTTGGATATTTGTCTCATGTCAGATAGTTTTAAGGAGCCTCCGCTACAGAGGCTCCAGTTCGCCAAACACCTCTACCTCTTATAGAGTAGCTTTTCGTATATTTTCCCCATGCCATCGGTCAGCTTGTCATAAATGTCAATCTCCCGCTTCTTCTCTTCGAGAATATCGTTGCATATACTACAACTTTCGACAAGCAATCTTTGTTGTTTCTTAAGTAATGCAATCTTGCTATCCAACATCTTGCGTGCTTTCTTAAGCGACGCTAAGTCACTCTTGAGCTGTCGGCATTGCACCTCGTAAATCCTGCGGTCGTTGCATGTCCTGTTGCAGAGACTTATGTATTTGTCGCGCCAACTGTCACGTTCTTCCTCTACCTTGGTGAGTTTCGCACGCAAATTGTCGTAACTTCGGATAATAAAGAGCATCTGGTGCTCAAAGGGTATGTCCCTGTTTGTTCCTTCCATATATTTTATTGTTTCCATATTCCATATTAAAACCCCCTCTATCCTCACGGACGGAAAGGGGAAGAAGTGAATTATAAATTAGTTAAAGCTTGTGCCACTGCAAGGATTTGAACCTTGCTTCGTCCTACGCTTGATTACCCAAGTATATACACCTTATACCATGCGACGTGCATCGTCAGTGGCGTATGGGTTTTCGCTGCCTTGAAAACCCTGTAAACATGGCTACGCATAAAGGCTGAACCCAAACCCGTGGGCTACGGCTTCCTTGGTACGTAATGTTGCAAAACATCTAATCGTATTATCCATTAACCGAACAAGTGCGGTTGGGGGAATCGAACCCACGTCTATATGCGCCACGCCCTAAAGGGAATCGAACCCTATTCTGTACGCCAGCAAACCGCAGAAGACCGCCCCATCCTCACGGATTAGGCGGTAAACAAAACAACAAAACAAATTATGAATTTATCGCTATTGTACGTCATGTACCACATCGGTAATCTTCGTCTCGACAACCTCGTTGATTGTGAAGTCCGTCATCGTCTGAGAATAGAACTCATCGGTGTACTTGCGTGCCTTGTCAACACTCGACGCTTGTACAAGGTGCATTATCGGAGTCTTTCTCTCCTTACCTGTCCTCTCGTTGAGCGTAATTAGGACTACCTTCACGCGATAGTATTTGTCGTCGTTGATGCTGTCCGACAAGAATATCTCCGCATAGGAGGCTATCTTCTCGTTCAAGATGTCATATTCGCCGCTCGTAAGGTTATTGCAGGCGTATTCGCAAGCCTTGTTGTAGGCTTCGGCGAAATCGTTCGCCCTGACTACGAAAGTCTCAATCACCTTCTTCTGTGTTCCGTCCTCCTGGGTCTGCTCATATCGGGCCTTGACCTCAAACCATATTGCTGTTATTGATTTCATAATTGGTCGCAAATAAAAGTTTCGTTAAACAATCTCACGGCATCCTCAAAAGGGAAGCCCCTCGGAGCCAGGTGCAGTTGATACCGGTGCCTGCTGCTGTGGTGGGTACTGCGGCTGCTGTGGCGCATAGCCCTGTTGTGGATACTGTGGCTGATTGGGATAATAAGGCTGCTGTGGTGGTTGTTGGTTTGGATAGTATGGCTGACAACCCTGCGGTTGCTGAACTGCCTGCTGTGGTTGGGTTGCCTGTACCCTCGATACTTGCCATCCTCTCACCTGGTTATACCATTTGCCATTGTACTCGTTGGCGTTGATTTCGATACTCACCGTAATCATCTCGCCCAACTGTATGTTCATCTCCTGTATCTTCTCTGCGCCAAACACGTTGAAGCAGATTTTCTTCGGATATATCTCCTGTGTCTCTATCACATAGTCCTGAGACTTCCAGGGATTACCGCTACTTTGTGACACTCCCTCTCTCGGAGGAAGTACCACTATGACCTTTCCTGTTATATCCATTTTATTCTCCTGTTGGGTTAATAATGTTTTCTACAATCTCGTTGGCTTTCACGACCCTTTCCTCAATATCCTTGATAACCTCGTCGTCACGCCCTATATGCACGATATGAATAGGCTTTATGAGCCAAGGGCAATAAGCGACAAATACACCGCTTTCTGCGCCTGTGCAAGCCATTTCAGCCATCATCTGATAGTAGTAGTCGGGCTGCACAGATTTGAGGCTGTCACCATCGTTTATTTCCGTCAAATAGCGGACGTAGGTATTCGGGTTCGGGCATTTTATCTCTGCCACCATCATCTTCTTGCGGTCATAGATGATTGCGTCGGGTGAGGCTGCGAAATGCGGTATTGTATCATGCCTGCAGCTCGACACGTTGGTCAATTCCCATCCCGGGTTCTTGCGCATCAGTAAGTCCTTGGCGTTGTCCTCTTGCTCCTGTCCCCAAACGATGGCTTTCGAGTAAACTTGCTGCTGCTCGATATAATCGGCAAACAAATCGTCACTCTCGACGAAAACGGGATTGAGCATACGCTCTGCGGCAACTTTATAAATATACGAGAGGGCTGTCTCGCCAAACATCTGCACCTTCTTGCGACCCGATTTCATCAAGTCGCCTATCTTGCTCCCTGTGAATGAGCCACAGCGCAGCCTGTGCCAATCCAAACTACGCTGCTCTATGTTGTCAACAATCATTTACTTAACCTCCTCTGCTTGCGCGTCCTGTACACCCTCGGCAGCGGCAGCGGCGGCTGCTATTGCGTCGCGATTGCCGTCGTTGTCCACATATTCAGTATCGAAAGCGTCGATATTGAGGTCAATATCTCCGTTCGCGTCTGTCTTGGGCTTTACTGCAGTCTGGTCAAAAACGACAGCCTGTTGCATTTGTAGCGACTTCGGACCGAACTTTGAGAGCAATGCCTTAAGCACCGTTTTCTTTGCCATCGCGTCAAAGTCAGTTACCCAAGGCGTGTTGCGACCGCCACGATAAGCCTGACTGAACTTTGTTGCGTGAGCCTTGACCTCGTCAATAGTCCAATAAACAGTCTTCGAGAAGCCATTCGTGAGTTGGAAATTAGCCATATACCCGATAACCGTATCTGATTTCTTGGCATCCTCATCAAACTCATACTCGCCTGTGAACTTGTTCTTCTTCGTAAGCTCGCCCTCGTGAACAGCTTCCACGATAATGTTCTTGTACTGACCACTACGCATAGCCAGCTCCACGAGTCCCTTCCAGCCAAGCTGAAAGGACGCTTGACCCTTGTAAGGTACGATATAGGCCATGCCAAGGGTAGGCACCACCGAGAGGTCAAGTGTGGCGGCTACCATAGCTGAACCGAGAACGGTCATAGGATTTGCATTACGCAAAAGGCTGTTACCATTTGCCACACTGATTACAGAACTTGCAAAAGCCGCGGCTTTCTTCTCGTTTCCGAGAACGGAATTGAGCTTTTGCATAACTCCTGCATTACTCATAAGAGCTTGCAGTGATTGCGGTTGCTGTGTCGCAACCTGAAAATTGTTGTTGTTCATACTATTTAACCGATTAAATTATAAATATCCCTTGTCGTTAGACTATTCTCGCCACGAAATCCCTCGTCTGGCTCTCAAGGATACACCTCTCAAGCTCACAAGAGGACAATGTAGCCTTGCAGTTGCGTCCCTCCCTCTTGTGTATTCTCAGCTTACCTTGCTCTACCCAGTTGTTTATTATCCTCTCGGGGTTCCTGAACCCTTGGTAGGCAAGGTATCTCTTCGCCTCCGACTTACTCATTACGTCACGATTGGGCGAGAAGTCCTTCCTGCATCTCCTATAGCCCGCCGCGAAGGACGATGCTATTATTTCTGATAAGCGGTCTTCCATATACTCACTGTTTTTCGGGCATGGAGAAGGCGTGTCCGTTGAGCGTCTCGTGGTAAACTATCTCCCTTGACCTCACAAGCTGCCTCAGTTCCTCCAATGCCGAGTCCCTTACCTCTTTGATTATATCCGTCATAGGGATAACAAGTGGTCTTATGCCACTCGCTTCCTTCTTTTCTATCAACCCTGCTACTATCGTCTTGACGTCTATCATAATGTACGCCTCCCGTATTCAGCTATAAGCAGCGCATCGCAGGTGTTGAGGGTCAGCCTCTTGCCGGCCTGCGGGAACAGTTGTTGGGCTTTCGCCTTCAGCTTGTTCTTCCATGCGGTCTTGCCGATACCCTTGCTGCTTCCGAGTTGGTAAATCTTCTGCCATTTCTGTGGAGTGACCTCCTCCGTAGTCATTCCAAGTGCGAGCAACGCCATTTCGAGATGTCCGTTATGACGTGCGAACTTGGCGGTAGCGGCAGAGGATTGCCCAGGTATTCCGTGTCCCACATCTTCAAGAACGCAAACGATATGGCATCCCGACCAATTCCTTAGGTAGTCAAGAATATCCTGTGGCGTCTCAGGCATCTTGTCAAGACGACAAAGCGTGCCGTCGTTATTCAAAACGGCTATGCCGCCGCATTTCCCTGTCCCGCTGTTTGTTCCAGGGTCTATACCCATATAAAATGTTGCCTCCATATAATCCAGTATTAAGTTAAAGCCTCCCTACTTTCACAAGCAAGGAGGGGAATAAGAACTATTTAAAATTACTAACTATGTCACATTTCATCTATCGTACTTCGTTGCGCCGACAGGAGTCGAACCTGCTACCTTTGGATTATGGGACCAATATGCAACCACCTACACCTCAGCGCGGTGTTATCAAAAACTCCATCTACTTTCACAAGCAAGTGAAGTGATAAAAATTTAAAATAATGAAAAAAACGTCGGTAGGGAAGGACTCGAACCTACACTGAAAGAGCCAGAGTCTTTCGTGCTGCCATTACACTACCCACCGATAGCCTACTATTTCCACAAACGGTAGGCAAGGAAAATCACGTAAAAAATATAAAATATGAAGTGGACGAGGACGGACTCGAACCGCCAACCCAACGGATATATCCGTTACTCTACCATTTGAGCTACTCTCCCTTGGAAAGCCCTATCCTCACGGACAAGGCTTGTAGTGAAGTTTAATCTTAAAACAACATTTCAAACTAACCTTTATGAAAAAATCCAATATTACTAACATGCAAAATCTAACCCTTTTGAAAACTGCCCCATTCTCACGAACGGGGCATGAATCAAGAATACATAATTTAAAACTATACTATGAAAATTGTATAAACCTACACAAATGAGTCGGGGCATCGGTAGGACTCGAACCTACGACCGCATAAGCGTGTTTCAGCCAACAAAACTACGATGCACATCAATTTATGAAGAAAATGGGTTCACATGCTGTCATCTGCATTACCACTAAGACATGGCCACACGGCTTTGAACGTGCTGCGGCTGCATTACAGCTTTCCACGAAGGACTTTCCGACACTATTAGGCAACCGCTGTCCAAGCGACCTTCACCTCGTCGGAAGTTTCCCTCTATCACCACCTAATACCGCTACTCCCCGCCTATGGCGGACATCACGGCACCTCTTGGTGTTCGTCTGTACCAAAATGTCAAAGAACTATTTCCTTCGAGGTGAGGCACGCCAATATCCTCTCTGCTGCGTATTTAACCCTCTTAGGTGGTGTGGGCAAGTCGGTCGCGAACCTACGGGGATACACTATCATTTCGGGTTAATGACTTCTCCCTTCTTGCCCAGTGCAATGAATTGGGTTTTTATTTTATGGAACAAATACGTTCATCACCACTATCGTGCCTACCAAGGCTACTATCGTCATTCCAAGAGCCAGGCAGAAGTCCTTTATCTGCTCCTTGCTCCAGTCACCGAACATCGTTATTCTTAACAGTTTCATCATAAGCCTAATCCTTAAAGTCAAACACGTTTACTCCCTTAAGATACTTGTTGATGAAGTACTGCTGACCCTTGCCTGTGACCTTCGGAGTGACCGATGACTTCATCACGCCGTTCTCCGAATGGGTGGTCTTTTTCAGCTCGAACAGGCCTTGCTCGACGTATTTCTGATTCGGTATGTTGTAGTACTCGCCCGACTTCCCGAGGAAGCCATCTTTCCTTAACTTCTCGAACAGGCGGTTCTGACCTATCTCGTATCCGTTCTGAGTGAGAAGCTTCGCGAGCTCACCGATAAGGCAGCTCGATTGAGAGCCGACAACTGCGTCTGAGAAAACGACCTTCGGTGCGTCCTGCGCTATCTTCTTGTCCCTTTCGGCTATAAGAAGCTTCTGCGCCTCTATCTGCTCCTGCTGTTGCGCTGCGAGCATTAATGCTTGGCTGAATGTCTGAGGAACTGGATAGTTGCCGTACTGCCCAGTCTTCCGTATTGAAGGAAGCACCTCGCTCGTGACCCATTTGCGGAATATCTTGGCTTCGGGCTTGCGACTGTCAAGGATAACATCATACAAACCATCTTCGTTGACGAAGTTTGCCATCTGTGTTCCTCCGTCCGTTTCAAGGGGGTACTTTGAAAGTACATCCTTTGAAAGTCTTTGAACTACTTTACTTGGTGTTAACTCAAGTACCTTTGCTACATCTGCCAAACAGAATAGTGGATTGTCTGGCGTTCCTGTTGTTCGGATGTTGCCAAACGTTGGATTGTTGAAAACCTTAATCTCGTTCATTCTACGCCTCCTTCCTTATTGCAGTTATGATGACCTGCAGGTTCTTGTAGTCGGACGAGCAGGTATAACGCTCTACCTTCTCAGGTATCTCACGCATATTCTTTATATAGGTACACATAGCCATAGCGGACTTTATACCCGAAGGCTTCTCAACCTTGAACACTTTAGAGCGTCCAGGCTTTATTTCCAATATGTCCTTCTTTGTAACTGCCATAATTAATGTTGTTATTTTATTTATTTAACTCTAAAAGCTTGGCAGGTGAGCGGAAAAGTGCTATCTTTGTAGCGGTCAAACTATGTAAGGTGGCGGTTTTCCGCTTCCCTGCTATCGCTTTATCTATTGGTTATTTGTCTAACCGAGTGCAAAGATACCCATTATTTTTGGTTTAACCAAATTTGTGGGTTATTTTTTAACATCGTTTAGTCCAATAACCAATAAATAGGGTATTTATAAACATATATTAAGGTTAAATGGAGAGACGAGAAAGATTTAACATGGCCTTTCAATACCTTCGTGGTCTTGGATTGGCACATAACCAAAAGGATTTGGTAATCCGAATGGGTAAGGACGCATCCAATGTATCAAAAGCCTTTAGGGGCAACGAGAAAGTCTTGACAGAAGGTTTTCTCAAAGACTTCAACAAGGCTTATAGCAATATGTTCAATATAAGATGGCTTATCCATGGCGAAGGTGAAATGCTCGAAGCTGCTACTATAAACAGGAATATCGTTGACGCCAACAACTCCATAGTAGACTACTCGAACAACAACTGCAACGTGATAGTAGGCGGCGAGGGAGAAAAAGTCTCAGAGAGCTTTATACTGCCCAACAAGTACGGCGACAGCCCCAATGCCGAAAGGGCGTGGAGACCCGTTGTGCCTGCAAACATGACGAGGCTGTCCGACTTTGACATAATGGGACACATCGAGAAGCAGATAAACGGCAACTTCGAGCGGCTTTACTCAGGCACCGCCCCGGTCGATATATGGCACTATCTTGAGGACAACGACCTCTACCCCTTCTTCCAGAAAGGCGACTGCCTCGGACTTAAGGCATACCCCCTCGGCGACACACGCATAAAGACAGGGGATGTATATGCCATCGACTCCAAGCGCGACGGGCTTATCGTGAGAAGGTGTAGGCGGTCAGAGAACGGCGACATCGTCACCTATACCTACAACGACACCGACCCACAGGAGTTCGTTGTTCCCAAAAGCGACATAATAAGAGTGTATAAGAAAGTGCTTATGTTCAGATATTAGTATTAACCCTTAAAATAGCAAAATTATGAAGAAATTAATGTTTTTGATGGCAATGACTCTTGTGCCTATGGTTTTCGCTTCTTGCGGCGGCGACGATGGCGACAATAACGCGCAGTCAGACAGGATTGTGGGAATGTGGATTGAAAAGGAGTTCTGGAAGGAAAGTGACAACTCTTTCCATAGCTGGAACTGGCAGTATAGGGATTATGGGGCAATCTATATTTTCACGTCAGACGGTAAGTACACGAAGTATATGGACCAGTACTACAAAGACCTCGGGAAGGTCGATGAGGAAGGCGTGTACTCCTTTGACGGCACCTATCTCATCGTGAACGGAGGCTACAAGCGGAAGGTCACTTTCACCGAGGACGGAAACGGCTTCGAGTGGGAGCGCACTTCCATTGTCGTGAGGTACTGATTACACACCGAAAACGGTTTTAAATCGTAAGCAAAATGGGCGAAAAAGTAACATATTTAATGGTGTCACTTTTCTTTGGGATTGGGCAAAATTTCAAAAATCGGGGTCTTTTATATAATAAACACACAAAGTTTATTAATTGTGGATTCAAAATTGAGATTTGCCCTTCCAACAACCCATTGTGCTCTATCGGTAAAGACAAGGAAAAACAACGAGGACATAATACACTTCCCTCTAAGAGTATAGTTCCCAAAATAGAAAGAAGGAATCGTCCACTGAAAAATTGCCGTTTTTCGTCAATTTCAGTCGTGTTGTGCCTCAAAGAACAGGTCAACGTCAATATCACCAACGAGAACCGGTTTTATTTGCGTTGTGGCAGGCCTTTTAGCCCCGCGTGGCCTATTGTGCCTCTTGCGCCAAAAAATGTGCCTGAACGTAGATTTTGCGCACTCATTCATAAGATAAGTGCAAGTGGGACATACCCAGCCCGATTGCGCTTGCTTCCATACAAAGAACTTTGTTCCGTTGTATTCGGCAGCCGTGGTGTCGTTAACGTGGTCTATTACCTTGACAAGTGTCTTGTCGGATTTCTCGAACACACCCTCCGATGCAAGTTCGAGGACGAGTCTGTTCATCGAGGAACGTGTCAGATGGCAAAATTCCTGCATAAACTCTTGCGGTATCATCTTTGGCTCGGCTTGTCTGTCGCTTTCAACCCCCTTGGAGGTCGCTCTGTAGGTGCGTTCGCTCGTAGCGCAGTCGATGAAATGCGAGAGCATTGCTCTTTTGAGAATTTTGACTATCTGCCTCAATGTGTACTCTCCCTTGGAAATCTTGTGGCAGAAATCACTTCTGTACTCACGTCCCCTCTTGTCCTTCTTGACGCGCAGTCCCTTGTTGGAGAGTGCGACAAGTCCCTTGTCACGTTTCGCAACGTGAAAATGGTTAGTCTTGTCGTTCTTTGCCTTGGCAAGCAATCTGCAAGCCTTGGTGTAGCCGACATTACAAATGTCCATTATCTTATTAGGAGTGGGATTGAATACCTTGGAGTTCTTATAGGACATCCTGATAGCAACGTAAAGGGCATACGTCTCGTAATCGCCTTCGGTTTCCCGAAGGTAATTAATCAAGTCCTCCATGATGAGATTGTATGTCCTATTGCTTTTTATCATTATGTCTTTAGTGTTTTGATTAAGGGCAAAAAGAAAACCCTCACACCAGTGGTCGTTTGGCATAAGGGTTTTCATATAATGATGGGCTGTTGCCTATACAATATTTCAAAGACTTCGCACCACGACCACTTGGTGACGATGCAAAAGTACAACAAAATCTACAATCCCGCAAGAAACGTTAAAACCTCATTAACATTTAAAGAACGTGGAAATTTTCGTAAAATTGCCGCAAGGAGAAAAATGGCAATTTGTAACTTATTAAATATGAATAACTTAGAGTGTATAGTAAAATCGTATGATAAGCTATTTTATATTTGTCGTATTTTATTACCACAACCACCTTAATATCAGATGGTTATGGTTTATTTATGAATACGAAATAAATGGACTAATTTTAAAAATATGGAGAAATTTGCGGGATTTTAGAAAATAAATTGCCGCAAAATCCGTTTATTTTTATAGGTTACGGCAATTAAAACTTTATTATTTATTAACACAAAAAAATCGAAGAAAATGGCAAAATTGAGCATAGAATACGGAAAAACAAAGAAAGACGGAAGCCGCTCCGTGATGATAAGGTTGGTGTCGGGAAAGACACAGAAGCATATCCCCACACACGTCAATCTTGAGAAGAAGGACTATAGGGAGTATTCCGACGGACGCATAAAGATATTGAACGACGAGAAATTCTTTGAGGTCGAGGATATGATGTTCGACTTGAAGAAGAAGGTGAACCAGGTGCTAAGGGACAGCTATGGCATTCAGCTACCCGTCGACGAGATTGTGAGGAGGGCGATGAGACCATCGGTGTCCGAGGTGAGGAAGAGCGATTTCTTCGAGTATGCGGACAAGTGGCTCGAATCAACCGACATAAGGGCAAAGCACAATTACAGGACTACTCTGAACAGCCTCGCGAGGTTCATTGGCGAGAGAAGCCTGACTTTCGCGCAGATTAACGTTGACTTGCTGACAAGATGGTGTAAGTCGTTGTCAAAAACGAAAAGGGCGCAGAGCCTATACCTCACTTGCTTCAAGCATATTTACCGCCTCGCGAGCCTTGAGTTCAATACTGACGATAACATGGCACTGTCTCCATACCTGTTCCAGAGGTTCAAGATACCACAGGGGCAGGTAGGCAAGGTAGGCTCGCTGTCCGTGGAGCAGATTAGGCAGTTCTTCGAGTACAAGCCAAAGACCAAGACTATGCAGATGGCACAGGACTGCTGTATGCTGTCTTTCTGTCTCATGGGAACGAATCTTGTGGACTTGTATAGTGCTACAAGGTATGACGGCAGTATTTTCGCTTATGAGCGCACAAAGACGAAAGATAGAAGGAGTGATAGGGCGTACATTGAAATTGATGTTCACGAGAAAATAAAGCCGCTGTTCGCCAAGTACAAGTCAAGGAGTGGCAAGCAGGTGTTTGTCTTTGCTGACCATTACGCGAACTACAACATATTCGTGAGGACAATATGCGTTGCAATGCAGAAGATGAAGGTGGCGTTGGGTTGGGACAGCCTTACGTTCTACCAGTTCAGGCATAGCATAGCCTCCATAGCGAGGAACAAGTTGCGCTATCCCAAGAGTGACATTGACGAGTTGCTGAACCATGTAGGCGGCAATAGGATTGCTGACATTTACATAGAAAAGGACTTCTCCGTGATAAACGAGATAAACAGAAAAGTCATTGAGTTTGTGTTCCGGCAATAAAAACAGGGAGGCTCAAAATCTCCCTGTTTGTTAAAGTTTGGTTAAAAACTGGTATTTTCATTGCCTTTTTGAGAGAAGTTCGTATCTTTGCACCGCAATCTTCGGATTGGGTCAGCCTTCGGGCTGTGGATTTAAACGAAAAATTTTCTACTATTGTAGATGGCACTATTGCCGCAAGCGCATTTCACATTGTGATTTGTCTAAAAATTCAGCGGGAGCGTAATGCTCCCGTTTTTTTTAATCAATCTCCCATTCTTCATTAGAATCCCAATCATACTCGTCAATATGACACTCCTCTTCTTCCGAAAGATACCAGTATGCTGATAATCTGTGTTCGTCATCACTTGCCGATGCCGAGTATTCTGCCTTACCGATGTGATTAGTCGGCTCAAATGCAGGGTACATCAACCTACTTGTTGGCTCAATTTCCATTCCTAATACCTTTTCAACAAGTTCCTGGCCACAAATATCTATTGCTTGTTGTCTTGTGTATCTTTTCATACTGATGACTTAACCGTGTTGTCGAGGGCTTAATTAATTAACTCGCTTGTAGTTCAGTTTTCGGCACAGACACGCCTTCTTTGTCAATATCATAGCAATCGGGGCAGTAGTGCCTGCCGTCAATAATCTCCCAACTTTTAAGCCTTGCCGCAAGCATCAAAGTCGCCATATTGCCCAATGCGGGCATATTATGGTAATGAAAATGCTTCCCGCATCGGTCGCAGCGCATTTCGTAATAATCAACTTTTGAAATCATATCAGTGGGTTTGTTAGTTGGCATAGTAATAATCGGTCATGTAAACCGCCTCGTTATAAGTCCAATCAGACTCGTATTCACTGCCATTGGTCTCAACTATCGGGCGGTCATACACCTCGTAGAAGAATGTCTTTGAGGAATACATTACGTCATCGGTACAAGGATATTCCTCGTTGACAGGTGTCATACCTTCCAACTCCTTATTAATCCATTCCTTGCACTCTTCAAGTGTGTCAGCCGAAAATACATCGGCAACCTCATTCACCTCGTCGTTGTAATATACTGTATATCTCTTGCTCATAAAAATCGCTTAACCGTGTTGCGTAGGGCTGAATAAATTACTCAAAATAATGTTTGTATGCCTCGTTGTAGCTGTCAAATAACTGCGTGTAGCCATTGGGCTGTTTAACTGCAATCTTCCCCGAAAGGCATCTTGTGAGCCTGTATCCGTTTCTTCCGAATCGGCTGATAATCTTGTCTATGTTCATAATGCACAATAATAAATTGGTTAATAATTGAAAGAGCCGTGTGTTCCAACGGCTCTCGCTTTGGCTAACGGGGCGCATCAATCGTCGTTATCGACGATTTTCTTCAATATCTCACGAATGTTATCATCCTTGCTCATCGCTTCACGGACTGCATCGAGAAGCCTTGATATGGACTTTGCGGATTCGTTGTTCGGCATCTCGCTCTCCAGCTTCTCGGCATACTTGAACAGCCTTATGCAGAAATCGGCATTGTCGCCGTCACTCCTCAAAGCCTTCATGATTACGGAGGCATAGACCTTCATGCGGTCGTTGTCGCTCACCTCGCCGTACTCGTCCATGCTTCTCTCGATTCCAAGAACCTCGTCCTTCATGAGCCGCAGCTCACGCAGTTCGTTGCCACATGTGTCCTCCAAGAGTGAAGTTATTTCAAGCTGCCTTGTATGGTAGTCCTTTACCCACTGACGGAAATCGTCAGGCTCGTCGATGTCGAAGGCTCTCTGCAACGTGTCGCACTGCATCTTGCCGTCGCCGTTCACATCGTCGGGCAAGGCGTGCTTGTCAGTGTGGCTCTCAACGCGGTCGTAGGCATACATTATGCCTTCCTTGAGGCTCTCGATGTCCTTGATGACACCTGCTCGGGCAAGCTCCATCAAGAAGTTGTAACACTCGTAAAACTCATAATACTCTTTTGAATAATCCATAATCAATAAATTTATAAACGGTTAATACTAAAAATTCGTATCCTTCTCCATCGCAAGCTGCTCGTCATAGTCACTGACAGGCTCGTCCTTCTCGTATGCGCCGAAAAGGTCGAACACCCTTGAGTCTATAGACATCTTGCCTACGATGTAGTGTTGTGTCATGGACACGTTAGGCACGTTGCCGCTCATGTGTCCCATCATAAGGGCAATCTGCTCGATAGATACACCTTTCTTCGAGAGATTGGTGGCGAACGAGCGTCTGCCAGTATGGGAGCTTACGAAGTCGTACTTCGGTCCGCTCACGTTCTGACCCTTCTGAAACAGCTTCACCCTCTCGTCGATGCCGCAGTCGATGCATATCTCCCTCAACACTCTGTTGTACGAGCATAGCGGTATGTCGCGCTTGTTGAACTCGGTATCGACGAGGAAGGGACGCAGCCAGCGGTGTATGGGCACCGTGACCTCTATCTTGCTCTTTTGGGACACATAGACCAATGCCCTGCCATCCTCGCTTATGTTGTCGGTGCTTAGACGCAGGCAGTCGCTCATTCTCGCGCCCGTGAGGCACTCTATCATAAAAAGTCTCTTGACACGCTTCCCGATTTTCGTCCTTGGATTGTAGTCCCTTATTCGCTTTATCTCTTCCATGGTGAGATAGACAGCCTGCGAGGGTTCTTTCTTGGCTTTCAGTATGGAGCTGAAATTGACGCTCGGAATATTTCTCGTGGCATCGTTCTCCCTTATCACCGCCGACAGCTCGGCGCAGAGGGTCTTTACTGAGTTTGGGGAGTAGTGTGACGCCAAGTCCTCGAACAGGTCGCGTATGTTGTCGTCGGTCAAGTCCTCCCACCCTGGTCTGTGGCCAATAAGGTTCTCGAAACGCTTTATTATCTGCACCCTCTCAGGGTGTTTCCATATAAAGGCTCCATAGAAGGTGTCGTGCCTCCATGACAGTCCGTGATAGGTGGAGAAGTAGCCTTGCCTGATGGCGTTCTTGTACTTCTCCTTCTGTTCGTAGGTGAGCAGTCTCTCCCATTCCCTTGTCTTTAAAATCTGCTTACTCATAATCTCAAATTTTAATGGTTAATGAATTGTGTGCAAAGATAATAATATTTCGTTATAACATATCATCCTCGCACGTCTTTAACTTGGTTTTAACACTATCAAACGAGATAGATATTGTACCATTTAGCACCATTCCGTACCTTTCTCTCCGTCCTGTAGCCGCCTACCGCCTGGTAAGTGGTAAGGGCGGGCTTGAAATAAGGCTCGTCTATGAACACACAAGGTTTGTTCTTGTGAACCTTGTATTCATGATAGCCGACTACCCCTTCCTTGTTGCCCTCAAGAACATCCCATAGGGAGGGTGTGTGCTCAAGAGTGTCCCATTTTGACACGTCGAGAAAATCGAGGTATCCACACTCTGGCATATCCTTCCTCTCCACGAAGCGTACCGGGACAAGAGCGAAAGAGCTTGACACGTCGTTTTCCATGAAGAACTCTGCCGCCATGCCAAGAAGCTCGTTTGCGCTTATTGACTTTTTGGCATCATAGCCCTTCATCTTCTGTATGTCAGAAGCCGTGATGATTCTTTTTGCCATAATTCATTTATCTGTTTGTTTGTTCTTAAAAATTTAAACGTTAGACATGTTAATTTATTGTGTCCTACCTTGTTCAGGCAGGACTTTTAAGCTAATAAATCCCCTCTTCTTTCAGTCTCTCGCAGAAATCCTTGTAGGAGAGCGTCATGATGTCATCATGGGCGTAGTAGTACACCATTTTGTCAACCTCCTCATCCTCGCCTCCGCACAAAACGTTTATTGAGTCAAGTAGTGACTGAGGGGCAATGAGGATATTGTCGTCGATGTCAGTGATACCAACCTCTGAAGAATGAACGTAGCGACACAGATACTTGGTCTCGCCGTGCTTTATAAGCTCGAAGCCGTCGCTCACTACCAAAGAGTCGTACGCAGCCTCGTAGATGGTGTCGATGTTGCACCATACGACATTTGAACATTCGTCTATTTCATACCACGAAAAATCGTCGCCCATGTTGAAATACTCGTTGTGGACTTTGAGTTGCCCGTCGTACTTGACCGCATCAACTTCAAGACCCGCGGCAGAGCTATATCCGTCAGGCTCGAAGTAGGCGTAAGCGGTATTGCATTTGCCATCAAACTCGATTACGCCTTCCTTTGTCATCATGACAAGCTGCTTGATGGCTTCGTACATCTTTCTGTGCAGGTCTCTCTTCTCATAGAAAAAATCAATCTTCTTCATAATTCTTTTGTTTTAAGGGTTAATAATAGTATCATCTTGCGATGGGTTTTGTCAGTTCTCGGCAATCAGGTTCTCATTCTCGTCGAATATCAGAACTGTGCCGCCTGGGTATCCTATTTCTTCAAGCAACCATGTCAGCAACTCGTCCGAAACTTTGGAAACATCGCCTTTACGCTCGGCATTGCCAAGCGTTTCGTCTATAAGGCCTGCAGCCCTCTGCTTGGCAAGTTCCATGTTTTCTGCCTCTACAACGAACTTCTCTCTCTTCCAGACCTTCATCTGAGTGTCCTTGTAAAATGTAAACTTATTCATAATTCTTCAATTTAATGGTTAATAATAGTCTCCCTACCTGAGCAAACAGATAGAGAGTTTGAATCAGTCGTGAACGTAATCTGTCTTCATACATTCAAGTGCCTCGTCAGGAAATTCGCAGTAGAAAATTGAATTATCAATTTCTTTGTACTCGAAATCTTCACATTCAGTTCCATCGCCATATTTCTTTGTGAAGTAAACTTTTTCTTCAACTTCAACACGATAAACGTTTCCCCACATCCAGCAGCCACATTCTTTGAGTTCGTTTTTCATACACTCTACGGCTTTTTCTTTCCAGTCCTTGCCTGGTTTTGAATGTAGTTCATTAAAACGTTCTTTTGTGCAGTAAGCGAACATTTCTTGAATGTCACCTTGGCAGCTCCCGTAAGTTGTAAGAGATGTAGCGATAATATTCTTGCCGTACTTATTGATAAGTTCTACCAATTCATATTTTTCAAGTTCAACAAGCATATCATTATCACAATCTCCATTTTGGAAATAAGATTGCAGCCAAGTATGCTCAACTTCCCAATCATTGTTTCCAAATTCATTGGTATTGTATAAAAATTGCCAAGCTCTTTTACTGCGATTGTACTGCAACTTGTAATGCTCGCATCCCTCTTTTAGGAATTTCACAATATTATTGTGCGTTACTTTTTGCATTGCAAGATATGCAAGTGCTTCTTTTATCGTGTACTTCTCGTAGTAATCACACCATTTCCCATACAATTCATTTGCATCGCAAGATTTGTGCAATCTGCCATTATTATACATGAAAAGCATAACTCCGAGCATATCATACACATGATTTGGAGACCAAGAGCAATTATCATAATACACTCTGATTCTAACATCGTCATTCTCGAATGACTCTAATACTTCTTTTTCCATAATTGTAAGTTTTAAGTTAATAATTCGTACCTTGCGCCCAAATAAACAGGCACAAGATAATCAATAGCAAAACGCACGTCCTTTTTTAGCATACAGCTGATTTAACAAATGACGTGCAGAATCTTTTGGGAAAGTATTCCGAACATATTCTATGCACTCTTTCTTTCTCCAAAATACCATTTTCGAAAAATCATTTTCAGAAGTGATACAAAACCACATCTTGCCGCCTACAACGTCGCATAGACCAGCATAGGCAATTCCTTCTTTAAATTCCATATATCAAAAATTTAAGTTAATAATAGCAGCCCACCTCTCGTTCAGAGGTGAACTTTTTGCCACTTTAGAGGGTCGTAGCCTTTCGGGTTACGTCTATCTATTTCCCAAACATTAGAGTGGTCTTTTCGCACTCTTACGATTACATAATCTCCTTGTTTGAAATACTTCATAGCACATTTCTTTGCTTCTTTTAGATAGCGAAACCGTTCTTTCTGTTCGTAACCGTTGACCAAATTGAATGTCTCGATTTCATACTTGTCGAAATCATTTGGCTTGACCGCAAAGTTCTTGTCGAGAACTCTCTGTATTTTCTTTTGAGCTCTTTCGAGAATACCTTGAATTTCCATTCTGACATCACTTCCGAACTGGTCATCACTACAACTTGAAATTGCACTTTCAATGGATACGGCTAAATTGTGCAGATTGTGCCATTCGCCTTTTGGCATTTGCAAATGATTAGTTTTCAACATAATTCAATCTCCTATGATTTAGTTAATAATGGTTCTCCCTGCTGCAAACAGGGAGTGTTAGGCTAAAAGTCGAAAGAGATTCTGAAATACCTGTAATGACCGTCACCTGTCTCCTGCTCAAAAACAGCAATGCCGTTCTTAGTAAGCCAAACACGGTCAATCTTCTCCTGTCTTTCGTCCCTGTACCAAGAATAAGCCCCGTTGAGCCAAAAGTGCTGAGAGTTTCTCCCTCTGATTGCATTGCCGATAAGTATCAGCATCGAGGACTCAAAGTCGCTCAAATCCTTGGTTTTCTTCTTTTGTTGACAAAAATTGTCAATCTCCAAAATCTCGACAAAGCTGAGACTGGACTTCTTGATTGTTGTTGTTCCTCTGCTCATAATCTGTAAATTTGTGGTTAATAATAAGCAGGCAGCGGACTTGCCGCCACCCTTTCGGCTAACCGAAGTCTATGTCTCCGACTTCAACATCATCGCCATACTCTTCGTTGTAGTCTTCTACGCATTTTTCTGGAATGTAACAACTGCCGTCAATGTCTATCTGTCCGTTGTTGAGCATATCCTTAAGCGTGTACTCTGCAAGGCGATAGTCCTCGCCTCTCAGCATTGTATCCATTTGCTCCTTGGTACCACGAACTGTGCAGCCTATTCGCATCCATACTGAGCGAGGGTACTGAATCTCGTCTGTCACGCAAGCCAAATGGCAATATCTTACACACTCGCTGTCAATCCTTATGCCGTTCTCGCAAGTCTCATCGTCCCTGACAAGGAGGAACACATTGCCGTTCTCTATGAACACTTCCTCCACAAGAACCTCGTGGGTATTCATGTCGCTGTCGTCGTACTCGATGAGTACATAAGGGTCTTCAAACTCGTATCTGCCTCCGATGGCTTCTAGCTTCTTCTTCAACTCCTCGACCTCGATTGCCTTGATGGCATCGTACATTCTCTTGATTTTAATTTTCATAATTATATAGTTTTAATGATTAATTATTCCCAAGAAGTTTCTCGTTCTTGTCATACAGCTTGATGGTTGGGAATCCGTTATTGTTATGGGGATAGAGCAATTCCTCGGTGTCGAACAACGTCTCGTACTCATAGACATCAATCCATTTGCCGACATCCTCGGTCTTGAACTTCTCCACCTCCTTTAATGCTTCCACGTAGCTCTCAGCCTCAATCTCGAACTTCTGTCTCCGCCATACCGATACCTTGACATCTTGATAAAATTTAAATTTCTTCATAATCTATAATTTTAATGGTTAGACAATAGTGACCACGCATTACGTGGTCTTTCGGTCAGTGGGCTACGAACAGCAGGGAGTCGCCGTTGCCCATCGTCCAACATAGCCTGTCCTCCTTGTAGCACTCGGTACAGTTGCCAGTGCAATACCTCGCACCGTCAGGCGCACTCGTTCTGCCGTTGATGACAGGGTGTGCCGTAGGGAGGCTGTAGGGATTGTCCATTTTAAGCCCAGGCCACCCTGAGAAGATGACATGCAGGTTTGAAGGGAATCTGCCTCCATTGGAATCAAGCCATTCGTTGACAAGGGCGAACATCTTCGTGAACACAAGGAAGTCTATCTTCGCATGCCTATTTGCAAGGCTTACCATACGGCAAAGGTAGTCGCCGTCGATGATGTCGCCGCCGATATGGAAGCGGAATGCTGGTCTTAGATGCTTGCTCAGCCAATGGTCAATCTCGTCGAAATACCTCTGCCTGTCATGTCTGCAGATAAGGCTGTTGGTAGCCCTCGTGGCAAGACACTGCTTGTTGATAACGTCATGGCGTAGGTCATAGCACGACCTCTTGCACTTGGAGCAGTTGCCGCAATCGACTACGGGCATTAGTGACACTGACGGAATATCGCCCACCTTCTTGTTTCCGCAACTTATGAAGACATGGCGGTTCTTGTAGTCCTTGCCGATGTCTGCCATAAGCTGCTTCTCTCTTGATACGAATGTCTTGAGCACGTCGCTATTCATTTCGTAATAGCTGTTGCTTTTAATCATAATCAGAAAAAATAACGGTTAAACAATAGCGGTAAAAGCGCGGCGAACCTCACGGCGGGCCACGCTTACCATTTAAAACTACAAATATGCTTTGTGCCTACCATTTGGGATGGTAGGCGTTTTGGCTTGTATGCAACCTCTGGACGGAGCCTTTCTTTAATCATTAGATAGGTAGCAGGATGAGATGACGCTCATCTCGGATAACGAGATTAGCGTCATATTCAATCCTGCACATTGAAAATTTCCAGACCATTGCATACGTTCGGCTTTTGTCAAAGGCCACTGGGACGGTGCCTTGCTTTAATCCTTAGATATAGCAGTTGTGATTGCAGGATGGCCTTGAGTGCTAAATCAAGTACATCCTGTATATCACGAGCTTATTGAATTTCCCCGACCATCTTTGACAGACGGCATTGATTGTCGAGTGGGCTACTTGCTGTTCTTGGCTTTCTTCCACTCTTCGAGTTTACCATTGATGGAGACACCGTTGTCCTCTATCAGCTTCTTCATGATGCCAAGCATCTGCCAGCCCTTGTTTGACGATGCTTCAAGATGGAGCTTTGCCATCGAGGCATCCCTGCCCATGTACTTTCCCTCGTTGCGGAACTTGCAGCCGTGGAAGAGGATAAGGTTCTTCATGGTGTAGAATGCACCAGCACCCTTGTATGCGTCAATGAACGCCTTGCTCTGATTAGTGTCGTGGGCAAGCCTTACACGGTTCTTGTTGAACTTGCGGACGATTTCGTACAAATCATCCTCATCGTCGCAGAAGTTGTTGAGCTTGTCGCGGAGTCTGTTGAGCGGATAGAACACCTTGGAGCTGATGTCGTCGCAGAAGTAGTGCGTACCCTTGATTGTCTTGTAAGGCACGCCCTTGCAGTGCTTGACCTTCAAGTCGTCAATATACTTCTGAAGCTTCTCGATGTAGTCGGTCATCATCTCTGACACGACCTTGTCGTTAAACCATCGGTTGCGCTCACGGAAGTTCTCACCATCCGACTTCGCAAGCTTAGCCTGTACGCGCAGCTCCTCCTCAAGCATCTTCCACTGGTACTCGTATCCTAAGTCCTGAACGACATCTACGAATGTGCGGGGCTCTTTTCTCCAACTGCATGGCTCCATGCTTCTCAGAAGATGGAACATCTGCGCCATTACCCAGCGACGGAAGAGGCGACGGTCGGGAATTGTGCCTACGGATACGATGGACTTGAATATTGGGTCATCGTCACTGACCTGCGAGGGTACGCCGTCAACGACACGGACCACCATCTCGTCGCCCATGGCAAAGAGGTTGCTGACATCTACGCCTGCAGCCTTCAACGCCTCGATGCGCTCGGAAGCCTTCTTGGACTTGACGATTATGCCGCTTGGTGTGGCATTGTCCTTCTTGTTCTCCAACTCTGTCATTGTAAACTCACCAGAAATCATTACGTTTCTTTTCATAATCTTTAATTTTAAAATGGTTAATACTAAAAATGTCGCGAGAGGATACTACTCCTCTCTTTTGGGCTCTACCCAATCCCTGAGTATCACAAGGTCTTTGTCCTTGCTTGACTGCCAGAACCACTTGCTCATGGTCTGCTCGTCCCAATGGAGCCAACCTCTGCAGATAGCTTCAAGGACATAGACCTCAAGCAGCGCACGGGCTACCTCACGACGCTCTCCATACATCATGTCCTCGTCGCTCAGTTCCCTTTCGGGCAATGCCCTGAAATAGGTGCGGCGATGGTTCTCTGAACGCTCTGACGGAACGGAGTGCTTGTAGTCGTTGTACAGCTCCTCCATGGTCGAGAGAGTGCGTTCAAGAGTGAAGTCCTCGGGCATACCCTCGTAGGTGTTCTCGCCAAAATCGCCGTTCTCCACCACCTTCTTCTTGTCAAGGCGTACGGAGCGTTCCTTGAAGTTGACATAGAACTTGGAGCCCTGCCTTACTTTTTCTACGATTTCCTTATAGTTCATAATATCTAATTTAATGGTTAATGATAGTACCCGCCATAATGACGGGCTTTTGGCTATTTGCGATACATGTCGCCGCTGCCTGTTGACACACTGCCTGCAATCTTGTTGCAGGTTACGTCGCCACTGCCTGTTGAGACGCTCAAGACACTCTCGCACTTCACGTCTCCGCTACCAGTCTTCACGGTCATGCAACTTCCGTTTACGGTGACGTCGCCCGTGGTAAGTGACAATATCCCGACATCGCCCTTGATTTCAATGCTCACCATATCGGTGTCCTTGATTTCAATGTCCCACATATCGACTTCCTTGCCATCGACATACCAAACATTGTTCTTCTTGACAATCTTGTCGCCCTTAAGGACAATGCGCTTGTCGCCCTTTCGGACAACCACCTGTCCCCTCGCGACAATCTCGCCGTCGGTCATTGTCATGTTTGATGCGTTCTCTATAATCTCGCATCCGTTGTCAACTTGGTTCTTGATGAACTGACTGATACTCATTCCGTTGATTTTCATAATCTTGATGTTTTAAAGGGTTAATGATAATTGTAGTGCGCTCAGGGATTGCGTCGCATTTCTTTACGTCTCAGATGTATTCCGGTGGGATAATGCCGAATTAGGCATTACTGGATACCGGATTGCTGAATAATTCCCCTTGCGCACCTTTTGGCTGCGATGCCATTGCATACGCCTACCTACATACCGCCTGTCTTTAAGACAAAGATATTACCAGCTTGTGGGCTCGTGAAATCCAGGTGACAACCTGTGATGCAATGAGCCCTTCAAAGCGGGTTATTGAATTGTAGGCCTAAAGTATGCCGTCGGCGGTGACGTTGCCCGACACGTGACACTCCGCATATTGCTTTATGAGTCAGATATAGCCAGTATGTTCTGGCCTTGACGTCAGCAGCTCAGGATAGTAGTCCTGAGCAAGGTCGTCACGGCCAGATTGAGTACTGGTGATTGAACGTGTGTCCGATGTCGGTAAGGGTATGCCCCGATGCCGTGCGTTGCGGATTGGTGCAATGCTTTACTGTTTAGATGAGAACAGGCGTGACTGCCTTCAGATGGATACGACGGCATGATATAGGCCGTCGTATCCATCTTGAGGCAGGTCATAAGAGCCTGTTGCCTGAATTTCCGTCCTGCATGGCTTGACGCTGCACCGCGTCATAATGATGTACGTTCCGTAGCTGCACGTTGCTTTAATAATCAGATAAATACTGTTTATATAGAAGACTCTAAGAAATATCATTTCGCAGAGTCTCGTATTTATAACAGTATGTTAAATGCACGGTATATACATCGTGCCTTGTGCCAGGCTGTGTATGCGTTCCGCTATGCACATGGCTTTAAGCCTCAGATAATTCTCTGTATAACGTGAAGGTGTATATCCGGTTGGTGTACCGGATATACACCTTCATCTATACAGAAAAGTTGAAGAAGCGGCATACATACACGTCCTTGTGCCAGGGACGGCTCAAAGGTTAGCCACCAATGTGTTGAACACGCCACGCCTCGTGGTAAGTGCGTTCTGCATGCAACCCAAAGTGAGATAACCGTCAATAACCTTATCTGTCTTTCCTCTGTTTGCCTTGACATTCCTGCCACGCCCACGGGAGATACAGCCATCGGTCTGGGTCTTGACATAGCCAAGACCGCCAACCTTGCGCTTTCCAGTCTTGACAGCCCGCAAGCAGTCCATTACGAATTGGTTGAGCGTGTCAACGTCCTTCCTGACGTTTATGACGCCAAGGACTTGCGTTGCCCAACTGAAATCCATATATCCCTTGTAGAGATACTTGTTGACCGCGTTGACAGCCTTTCGGAACGTAGTGTCGCGCTTCTTTATAGTCCTCGTCTCAATCTCCCTCTGGAAGGATTTTATGCGCGAGGAGGACAACGATATGTCGCTACCCTTGATGGAGAAGCCAAGGAACTTGAACCAGTGTGTCTTGTCGATGTACTCAACCTTCTTCGGATTGAGGCTCAACTCGTACTCACTGAGATAACCCCTTAGTCCCGCCATCGCCTCCTCGTATCTTTCCCCAAGGAAAAGCATATCGTCGGAATAGCGGACATAATAGCCGCCGTATTCGCTCGACATACGCTCGTCCACAGAGTAGAGGATTACGTCGGAGAGCCATGACGCGACGCTGCAGCCCTGCTTGAGGGACTGGTACGCCTCGCATAGCTTCCCTTCGGTGTCGAAGTAGAGGTCGGTATGGTAGTAGTCACGGAGAATATCTATTATCCTTGACTTTCCATGGTCTTGCTCCACCCTGTCGAACATCTCGTCAATGAACCTTATAGGCACGTTGTCGAAATATTTGGAGAGGTCGGACTTCCATCCTATGATGCCATCATGAGAGCACACTATCCTCGACACCTCCTTGACCACCATTCCGCACCCTATGCCCTTTTGGTAAGACTTGCATCTCTTGTGGACGAGGTACGGGGTAAGCTCAAAGAGGAGGTCGTTGGCTATCGAGAGGAATATCCTGTCGATTGGCTCGTTGACATAGACAGTTCGGAAGTCGTCGTTGTCCTTCGGTATCTTGGCGGTATGTGGAGGGCAAATCTTGTATTTTCCCTCCTTTATCGCCTCGTACATGGCTATCCTCGCCTCTGGCTTGCACAACTGATAGAGCTGTGCCTTGCTGATGTCCTTGTCGATGCCCTTGCTTATGGCATACTGCCACCGCTCAGGCTCGAAGAACATCCTTAAAATCTTGTCTTCGTTCATAATCATGAAATTTTGGTTAATATCAGTGGGGAGAAAACTCCCCTTTTCAGGCAAGTCCGTGTACCTCACACATCTCGTCGAACAACCTGTGGGCGTTGTATCTGTTGAGATTGTCAACCATCGCCATCTTTCCAGTCTCGTTGTTAACTACACTGACGCTGTACGTTCCTGGGAAAATCCAGAATATGCAGTCGATGCGCCAGTTTACGTCCTCCTTACACTTGACCGTCTCGCACTGCAGCATCGCGTCCTTGAAGATTGTGTTCAGTTCTTCTGCTATGTTCATAATTCTTATGTTTAAGTGGTTAATAATGGCAGAGGGAGACACGCTCCCTCGTAATTCAGGCCGTTTTGAGCTTTTCAAGGCAATAGTACAATATTTCAGCCTCGTCACGGTCAAGGAGTCCGGTGCTGTAATGCTCGTAAGGCATAACGTGGTTATTGATGACTTTCGCCCTCACCAGGATAGCCTGCCCGAACATGTCGGTGCCTATCCTCCACAGGTTGCACGAGAAGCTGAAACTCTCGCCGATGAACATGTTCTTGGTGAGGCAGTCATTAATGGCAGAGATACGTTCGCGGTATTTCTTCTCACGATTCTCTATGTACTCGTCAATGACACCCTTGCACTCCTTGTACTCCTCGTCGTAGTCAGTGCCGTAGTATCCGCCACAAGAATCAATGAAATCATCGTTCTCGTCCTTGATACTCCATCCGTAGCAGTTACCCTCGACATAATCGTCATACAGGTCCATCTCGGCTTCCATGATGTGATTAGCCCACTCCTGCCAAGTCTTGTACTTGCCGGAGAACGACCAATTCTCTTTCTCTGCGGCAGCTTTCTCGATGTATGCGAAGCCGATAGTGGAACAATCCCAACGTGCATCGACATGTCCTGATGTATCGCCAAGCCACATCGAGACGCCGGAATGGTCGTAGATGGATATTGGACGCCAAAACACGTTCCCAGTGTCGGAGACGAGCTTCAGCTTTTCCATCGTACTGAACCACTTTTCCATTTCCCATGCAATGCTGTAATCAGTTCCTGATGCGTCAATGTAATAGGTGTCCCCGTCCTCGCTTTCCTTGAACTCATAGAACTTTCCGTCCTCGTCCTCGATAATCTTCGCGTTCCGTGTCTTCACGAAATACTCGATTATATCCTTGATGGACAGGTATTCCTCGTACAGGCTGTTGACCGCCGATTCAATGTCATGCTCGTCGCCGAAATTATAGTTCCGGTGCTCGCAAACGAACGTCGCAACGTTGCCCCAATCTCTCGGGTTGTCGGCGCAGTCATCGCGCCAAATCTCAATAGTGAAACCCTTGTACTCTCTTTTTTCGATAGTGTAATCTGTCATAATCATAAATTTTGGTTAATAATTGCAGAGGGAGCATATACTCCCTCATAGTTCAGGCTTTCTTCTTCACCGGCGACTGATTTCCTCGTAAATGTCGTGCGCCTCTTCAACGCTGATGTATTGCAATAGCCCGTTGTAGGACAGCTCATCAAGTACCTCATCGAATGTAGCGTCAGGGTCCCAACTGACAATGTTGTTGATGTCATCCCTTACTACTGACTTGAAATAGTCAGAGTTGCACCCATTGACTCCCTTTGGTATCCTCGGCCACCAACCGAAACCGTAGTCCTTGTCGACACCAACAAACTTATATACCTTACGGCAGTCCTCGATGATATGGCATACGAAGTCGTAGCACTTCTGTATGTCGGACTTTGACGAGAACTCATTGTCAGTGTGCGGAGAGTAGTACCCGCAAGAGAGATTGATGCACGATACACCAATTCCGTTCTCGGACAGCTCTGCCACGTCAGTCATTGCGCCGCTGGTGAGCGAATAGCCATATTTCTCAGGGTCTGCATCTGCTATGAACTCGTCGGAGCACATCTGCTGGTATATCTCCGTGACCATGTCGCCATTGCCACGCCTGTCTGCCTGTATGCAGAACCTGCAGTCCGTGAAGAACTCCATGTCGGCATTTCTTGAGCCAACACAGCCAATCTCCTCTCCAACGAAGAAAGCGCATTTCATCACGTCGTAGGAGGCAAGGCACTCAAGGGCTATGAACAAGCCGTTCTTGTCGTCGGCACCAAGTCCGCACTGCTTCCTCACCTTCTTTGAGTAGCCGAAAATGACATCGTCATTCTCCACGCACTCGAAGTCCTTAGGGTGGAGATGCTGTACTTGGTCCATGTGCGCACAGATGCAAGGATAGGACTCGCTCTCTCCCCTCGTGAGGTAGAGGTTGCCTGCCTTGTCCTGTACGACAGTCACGCCGTCGATATTTTTTGAAACATAACGCTTGATGAACTTGCGCATGCGCTTCTCGTTCATTGATGGCGAGAATACTTTGTACAAAGATTTCAATAGCTCGAAATTCAATTCCTTTTTCATAATCTGTAATTTTTAAATGGTTAATAACTGGAAGCGGAACGTCATTGACATCCCGCAACATTTGGCTATTCGCTTACAAGCATGAGAGAGTGGTTGCGTCTGTACTCTGCCTCGTCCTTCAACCTGTCATCATCGCACAGGTAGTAGTCCTCTGTAATATCTGACCAAACGGCATCGTCGTAGTAAAGCCATCCTTTATAATAATCGCTCCATACGGCATCGTCATTGTGACAGATTCGATTGTCTAACGTAGTACACGAGTCTGATTTAAGGATATGCTCTTGCATACATTCACTCCATACCACTTCATCGAGGAGATAGAAGTCGTCCTCGGACTTGACATAAGCGCACTCCTTCTCGTGGATAAAAGCCTCGTGATGTTCAGACCAACAGAAATCGTCGGTATCCCTTTCGCCGATTCTTGTGTCGTATCCATGATATATGGCATCGACCGCATGGGATTCATGTATGTATATCTCATTATATTCGTCATACACAACACAATCCTCATCATACCACTCGTTGTCATACTGGCAATACTCCATTCCTTCGTGGTTTTCCTCAAAAGTACTATCAGTAATGGCAAGGTCAATATCCGAGTAACGATTCTCGTAGTTGTACGCTGTATGGCTGTCAATATCGAGCCACTTGAAAGTGTCCTGGTAGCTTAACGTGTCGCCGTAGTCAATGTCGTTGCTTATGTGCATCTTCTCTCTTAACGGCGTCCCGTCGTTGAGCACGAAATCCATGGAATCGTGGCACGACGCACCAATACGCTTGTATCCGTCTATGCGTCCCTCGGCAATAAGCTTGTCGATAAGTATCTGCTTGAGCACGTTGTCCCCTTCGCTGGTATATTGTCTCTCTGCAAGGCGTAGGGTTTCTCCGCTTGACTCGACCGTTACATCATTGTAGATGATACATCTCGCAACGATATAGCCATCCTCGTTAGTGAGATACGCGGCAGATGCGTCGATGTGGTTCTTGTAGAAGTAATACTGGTCATCGTCAACCATACACGAGCCGAAATCGCCTACACAGTGTTCAGAGCTGTATATGATTGCAAAATCACTGAGCGAATTACCTACGTGCAGCGTGAGCCCGTCCATGGTTTGCAGGTTCTTGGTGGCGTGTGCCTTCCACTCACGCGAGAACTCCTCGCCGACCCAACGCTTTATATGCTCGGGCAGTACGCTGGTGGCGCGGTGCTCATTGAGTATGTTGGTAATGAACTTGCCAGCCTTCATCTTGAAGACGCGGCGACGCTCGGTGTTGACATACCTGATGTGCTCCACGCTCAAATCCTCGCACAGCCCTCTAAGGGCGTCAAGTCGGTACATGGTCGAATAGACATAAGCGACAGAAGGAAGTCTGAATCCAAGTTCGTTTTTGCCTGAGTAGCTTTCACGCTCGATGAAATCTCTTACAAAGCTCTTCAACGACGTCATGTCTTTTATTGACAGGAAACGGCTATTGATGTTGTCAGTGAGGCAATAGTGCACGAATCGTCTGTCCTTTAGTGCGCCAAGCAGAATCTTGTTCTTTCTTGACTTTACTCCATTGCCATGCTCCACGAAACCGAAAATTTCCTTGAAATCCTCGTAGTTGCTGAAACTCTTAATGTAAATCATAATCGTAAAATTTTAAATGGTTAATACTATTGCGACCACGCGTTTAACGTGGTCTTTTAAGGCTAACGGATTTCACGCAGCTCATTCATACACTTGCCGTCCTCTGGGCCGAACAGGCGCAACATAGCCTCCCATTCTCTCCTGGCTCCGTGGTAAATCTTTCGCGACTCTGCCCCGCTGTCATACCCGAACTCGCTGCAGAAGTCCTTATACGTACGCGGGTCATACTTTTCCATGGTTGAGAGTACGTCATACATCGTTGGTTTCTTGTCATGCTTGGCGAATGGCTGCCCGAACTCGAAAGCGTACCTTTTCTCTTCACTGTTTACGAGAATGCACTTGAATACGTAGCGTGCCTTTACGTCATCTGCAGGATACTTCTTGTATTCCACGCCGTTTATTTTGAGCTCTACGCCCCAACGCTTCGCAAACTGCTCGGCGTGGGTCTCTTCGTCGCAGCTGTAGGGGAAATCCTCGTCGAGACCGAACATATCGTAAATATCGTCTCCGTACTCCTCGTACAACCAATCGGAATACTCGTCCTCGTCCCAACAATCGAAATAGTCAGCGTCCTTGAATCGCAAGGCATCGTCAAGCGTGTCGTCGCACCACTCGTTGAGCTCTGCGTCGTCCATTGGCTCTGCTTCGTATCCGTTATACATGAAGTACGGATAATTAACGTCAACGCTTCCGTACTTCTCGATAATCTCTATCGGCTTCATGTTATGGCAAAGACAATCAATCTCGTATGTTTCCATAGGGTAATCGTAGTTTGAGTCCATCGCGTAATCTCTCGCAATACTGAACTTCTGACCAATATCCATGTTGGAGAACTTCTCATTCAGGAAATCTTTCTGATAACTATTCATAATCTTTGAATTTAAGGGTTATACAATGGCACGCACGCAACAATGATGCACGTGCGCTTTCGGCTTTACGACAAGGTGAGCAGCTCGCTTCCCCTGTACTCGTCGATGAACTTCACGCTTCTTATGCCGTTCATGAGCATATACTCGTCACCAGAGATGTTCCACGCATACAAGTCCTTGTACGGTGTCCTCTGCATCTCACGGAATATTGTCACGAACTTTGCAACCAAGTCTCTGGTCATTCTGATAATCCTGTGCGTTCCGTTATTGAACGTCACGATAGCCTTGTAATTTGTCATAATCGTAAAATTTAATAGGGTTAATAAATGCAGCCACAATTAACGTGGCTTTTTTTAGGCTTACACAATAACTATTCCTACCGTGAGTTTGGCGATACGACTCCAAGGGATGTCGCTGCCAAGATAATGCACGACAATCTCGTTTCTGGAATACAGCTCAAGCGGTCTTGAACTATCTCCGCTTATCTTAATCTTGACACAATGCTCCATTCTTTGTAGTACATACGCGGTTACATACCCGTAGCTGTCCTTCTCGATGATAACGGCTGACTTCTTGTCGTTCCACACCTTGTCAGCCATTTCATAAATCTTGCTTGAATAATCACTTCCAGTCATAATCGTAAAATTTAATTGGTTAATAAACAATAGAAGGCGGCACGGCACCACGAAGGATACCATGTCGCCCGTTTTGGCAAACATTACAAATACAATCTGATAAGGTTCTCGATGTTACACTTGCACAGAATCTCATTACCTCTGTCAATGCCGTACCTCTCGTACAGGAACTGGGCAAGTTTGTAGTACTTCGCAGGCATGGTTCAACCGACTAAATAGAAACGTATAGTACATTCATACTCCTTACTCTCTGACGCATACGTCGGAGGTATTTTCTTGTCGTCAAGCTCGACATAAGCAACGATGTATTTACCTGGTAGGAGTGTGAACCTGCTGTCGGTGCCGAAAAACTCCCTCGTATCTACATCATGGCTGAAGTCGCACGTTGACCACTCGCTGTTGTCGAGTCCAAACTTGTTTATCAAACTGACAATCTCGAATAAATCCAATTTTCTCATAATCTGTAAATCTTAATGGTTAATAATCGTACTGCCCCACAATAGGGCAGCTTTCGGCGGTCAGTTCATCCTCTGCAGCGCATATCTGACATCGCGCGTCACGGGCTTGTACTGGCGTGTCGTGGAAGTGCTGTCCTCAAGCTCAATTATGCGCTCCTGCTGCTCGTACACCGTGCGCGTGAGTTCGGCGTTCCTGACTGCAAGACTGCAGCATATAAACAGCAGGACAAAGAACATGATGGCAACACACCAATAGAGGAATGACTTAGAAATCGTGAATCTTACTTCCATAATCGTGAAATTTAAAGGGTTATTAATTATCGTACTACCTACAAATGTAGGCAGTGTTTAAGGCTCGATTGTTTCCAAGCGTGAATTATCGTACTTGCCGAAATGGCAGGCAGCGACACGCTCCCGATTGTTTCCAGGCACAATTATCGTACTGCTCAGGAGTTGGCTCCAAGTATCTCGTACTCTATCCTGAGCGTGGCGTGGTACCACGACGTCACGAAACGCCTGCCAGTGTTCGTCCCTCCCCAAAAGAAAGCGAGGGCATAACAGTAGAGGAAGCCAAGAAGCTGGACGATACCGCCACAGAACACCAACATACATGGCACGAGCTGGGCGATGCCAAGGAAAATTACCGCACTTGCGCAAATAATCTCATCTCTTTTCATAATCAGCAAAATTTAAATGGTTATACAATAGAAGGGCACGAGAGAAAACTCCCGCGCCCCGTTTAGCCAGGACATGACACCGCTCACGCCGTCTTCGCGCGATTAATTATCGTACTCTCTCACGCGGCTCGCACGCCCTACAGTTTATGCTACTTGCGTAGCGCACGTTTTGCTGCTGCATACTCTATGGTAACGTGGCTGACGTGCAACCACTCTCAGGACACCCCATCTCTCTCGCATATAGCGTCACGCACGTTAGAATGTCGATACGTGCGGTGATTTCAGCGGCTAACCACACCGCTCGGCTCACGACACCGTAATGATTATGAATTATGATTTATAAGAGCCGCCACAGCAGGAGAAAGTAAGCGACAATCTCCCACCGCCGGCTCTACGCAGCTCACGTATATCATTCGCGCCCGCATGGCACGCACGATGCTATATGCAACGTACACGCCACGCCACGCCATACGGCTTGCGCTCGGTCTGTGCGGGGTGCTAAGTCGGCGCATGGGCATCTCGTGCCGTCGCCTTCCGCGATTCCGTCCTCGCTCTCGATTTCCCTCGCGTGACCTTTACGGTTTTCATCAGCATCACGGCAAGTTTCCTCGCTCGCTGACTACAGACATAAATCTGTCTCGTATGGTTTCACCGCTCGCTCTACTCTCGTAGCGTACCGATATTGGAATAAATCTGTATTGCATACAAGATACGCAACATGGCTATGAGCTATCTTTGCTCCCTCCATGTATGTGGTTTATCCCGACACCGCACAAATGGCGGTGTTTCGTCTTAATTCTCAAAGACTCGTCAGGGGATTTTAGAATATCACGTTACCTTTGCTGTCATACATCACGCTGCTTATTTCCCACGTCTCTTGCGTGTACTCGTCAAATGACGGTGTACATTCAACGGGAAAATCTTCGTCAATAAATACCATATTTCTCATATCTTTGTCTTGTTAAAAGTTATTACTTGAGTTATGGACGCACAGTCTGGGACTACATTATCAAGATGCAGCCAAATAAATAAGGTAGGCAATTTGCGCCTACCTTATTAGTGGTGTACTGTGCAGTTGCTTACTTACTTTGCGCCTTCCAACAGTTTAGCTAATTCTTCAGTGGACAAAGTAGCCAACTTTGCGACAAGCTCCAACTTTGCCGCTTTCTCCTTTGCTCTCTCGTCTCTCGACTTTCGGGAAACATCTAACATACCTTTTCGATAGTTGTCGTAGGTAGTCTTACAATAAGACTGCAAACGGCTCTCAGTGTCAATAATAGGTTGGTTTGCATCAATCTTGTTTGAGTCGTACCAATTAATAACTCTCTCCGTCTCGTCGGTCTTGTGGGTCTGAGAGAGGACAAAGGAGCGGAAAGCACTACGCACTATATTGCGTTGTGCTACTGCATAAGTGCTGCACTTACCAAAAAGTAGTTCGTGTTCCGCCTTGTTGTAGGCATCGATGGCGGCTACCTTTGCGGCATACATTTTCGATAACTTGCTATCCTTATTAGCAAGTTCACTCTTAACACTCTCGCGGCGTGCCTCATTAAGAGCACTCATAAAATCATTACTTTTCATATTGTTGTAGTTTTAAATGATACGCAGCACTTAAAGGTAGCAGCGTTTGACCTTTGCAAATGAATATATATTCATTTCATTTTTACACCTATAAGGTACGACTTTTTTTTTAATGTACCAACAAAAAAACCAAAGTTAACTATAATATTAACACAATTAAACATTTATAATTAACGTTTGTATGTTATTGTGTTTCAGTGGTTTACGCAAAGTAAACTATATTTACAAAGGTGAAATAAACAATAAATATACAATTATTAAGTAAATAAACGCTTAATATGTTAATAAATTAACACAATATAGTTAATTTATGTTTCAAAGGTTCGTGTGAATATATATACAAAAGCATTTGCATAAATATAGTAAATAAATATACGTTAATAAAGAAATAACATATAAACAACAAACGTTGTAAATAGCTGGTTTATAGTAAGTTATGATTAGCAAACTTCAGATATAACATATCATTGTAAATAAATTTTACGGGAATAAATATTTACAAAATTTGAAACGTTATAGTAAATAACATATCATAATATGTATAATATTTTTACCACCCCACCCCAGGGGCTAAAAAAGGGCTAAAAACGGTGTAGTTACCACACAAAAAATTTTTTCTTCCAATTTTTCAAATCCCAATTTGTAAATATTAATTACTTGCATAATTTGAATGAATATTTATGCAACTCTATTGTTGGCTTTCCTCAAATGTTAAATACATTAAAATCGACCCCTATGTCAAAAACGGCGATGTATGTTTATCGTTCATACAGTGAAGTGTCGTTATGTAGGAAAAGTGTTTATTTATCTTAATTACTGATTGTATTGCATGATATTGTTCGTACCTTTGCATAGACACTTGCGGGTAAAGGCTTTATCAAGGGGGTATTCCTTGTCCTACATGCCCTCATAAAGTCCCTGTTTATCGGGGTTTTGCCTTCATTTGCGGTTAAAATGAATCTTCAAATCATACATATACGGAAATATGAGAGACAATTCGCTTGCAATAGACACGCTCCACTCGCAGTTGCTCCTTCTGTCGAGGGACACGAAGTATGGCCTTGAGCCGTTGAGGTGCGACTGGGGCAAGGTGGGAGGCTCGGAGTACGGCATGAAGCTCTCGCAGTTCAGGAGGGGCATAAGGCAGTTGGCCAAGGACTGCCCCGTCAAGTGGTACAGGGGCAGCTACTACCTTTTCAACGGCAAGGTCTATGAGCCTTCCGAGCAGGACATTATCGAGGTGGCCTACCAGCAGCTCGTCGAGGACATGGCGATAACTGCCGCCATGAACAGGACGAACATCATGGATGACGTGTTCCTCAAGACCATAAGGATGTGCAACGCCCTCGTGCCGAAGTTCGACATAGTCGCCTTCTCCAACGGCGTGGTTGATTTCGGCTCCGGTCTCAAGGAGCCGAGAGTGATGCCCTTCTCGCCTGAGTACCACGTCACTTACTACCACCCCTACGACTTCGACCCCAACGCCAAGTGCAGCAGGTGGCTCAACTTCATCCACGAGGTTCTGCCCGACAGGACGTCGAGGATGATACTGCAGATGTTCCTCGGTCTTGGCCTCGTGCAGAGGGGTACGGCATACAACAAGTACGAGGGCAGGGAGTCGAGCAAGGTGGAGCTGTGCCTGCTGCTCGTGGGCAACGGCGCGAACGGCAAGAGCGTGGTGTTCGACGTGGCTTGCCAGATATTCGGCACGGACAGGATAAGCAAGATGGACTACGGCGACCTGACCGCGGAGGGCGACGAGGGCATGAGGGGCAGGTTCCCGATAAGGAACGCCATATTCAACTGGTCGTCGGACAGCGACCCCAAGAGGTTCGGCAGGAAGAACACGGGCATGTTCAAGCGTCTTGTGTCGGGCGAGCCTGTGCCTATGAGGGAATTGGGCAGGAACGTCCTTGAGGCGAACGCCATCCCTTACCTCATCTTCAACCTCAACGAGCTGCCGTTCCCCGACGATGCCTCGCTCGGGTTCATAAGGAGGCTGCAGTACGTCAGCTTCGACGTCACTATACCGAAGGACAGGCAGGACCCGGAGCTCGCCTCCAAGATTATAAGGAACGAGCTGAGCGGGGTGTTCAACTGGATATTCCGAGGCATGCTCGAACTGAAGAAGCGCAAGTACAGGTTCCCCGCCGCCGAGGGGTCGAGGAGGCAGTTGCTGAAGTCTCTCCTTGAGAGCCAGCCGATACTTGCGTGGGTGAGGGCATATTCCCTCCGTTCCGAGCCAGAAGCGAAGAAGGAGGTCGGGCTGTGGTTCCCCGTGTCCATGCTCTACGACTGCCTCGTGCAGTTCTGCAGGGACAACAACGTCGACGAGTCCTCCATACCTACGAAGCAGAAGTTCGGGCGCACGATGTGGGACAAGTGCAACTTCGTGAGGAAGCGCAAGCCCGACGGCATGTGGTATCAGCTGTTCGGCATCACTGAGCCCGACCTCAAGGAGCACGTTCTCATCGACGGCATAGCTGGCGGCGAGGAGGATGTTCAGGACAGCTCAACTGGGTTCATAAAGGACGATGATTGACACTTTTAACAGATATTGCTTATGAAATTGGAATTTGGAAAGCCCGTGATGGTCGGGAACTATACCATCACCAAGATAGTGAAGTCACTGTCGAGGAAGCAGGTCAAGGAGCTGCGTAGGATTAGCGGCGTGCCCGAGGACGTGCAGAAGCATCTCGAAAGGGCGAAGCTCCCGTATATCAAGGTACAGACGGCGAGCGGCTCATGGGGCGTGGAGTTCGTTATGGGAACGTCGATGTACGACGCACTCGATGACGTACACGTTGTTGTTGATGACAGTTGCAACCGCCAGCTCTACGGGGTGGAGGCAAAGAACGTGGAGGCTATGATCGTGGCTATGCTTGCCGACACCACCACGGTCGGCGACTACGAGTACAATGTCGCGAAGCAGAAGTTACTGCAAGAGTATCTCGACCGCGCCACGAAGGCAAAGATGGACGAGGAATCCAAGAAGGAAGCCTCTGAGATTGAAAAAGAGAATGAGGAAGCCGCTCGTGAGGTTCTTGATGCCGAGGAGCACAAGACGATGATTCTCGATATGGCTGAAAGAGTGAGGAAGGAGGGATAGCCTATGGACGCTACTGACAGGATTGTTGACATAATAGAGGATAGGCTCGCGTTGAGTACCATACTCACCATAGCCTATGACGTGGCAATGACTGGCGTCAAGCCGAGCGACGCATGTATCCCTACTCTCCATGACAGCGTTGACGAGGAGGCTTGCAGGAGGCTCATCGACATATTGTCGAGAAGAAAATAAGCGAGTGGGTGAGCCGTAAAGCCCACCCACTCTTAGTTTAACCATTTAAATTTACTGATTATAGTTTTCAGAAATTCGTCTGCAAAGTTAATGCGAAGAATCGTAAACGCCAAAAACATTAACCTTTTTAACTTTTCGGCTTATTTTTTAATAATCTCTGCCTTTCCTGACTTGAAGAGCAGGCAATCGGAGCACCTGTTCGGGTAGTTGACCGGCAGATGGTAGTGTATTGTGGTGTCCTCGACCTGTATATCGTCCTGCTTAATCCTTGAATACTCCGCTATCATTTTCGTGGTCTCTTGCCATTCCTTCGTTCCCTGCCTCTGTTTCCTTTTGGTAAGCACGAGGTCTGAGAGAATCTTCTCCTTTGAAGTTTCCCTCGCAAGTTCCTCTGGAGAAAGCTCACCCTTGTCGGCAGTGCCAGCTCCCTTTATCTCATCGATACGTTTCTGTACGCTTTCGAGTGATTCGAGATGCGTCATCTCTTTCTCCAACGCCTCTTTGGTCCATGTAGAGCCAGTGCCGTTGAACGCCACCATCCATGCGTCCTTCCTGTCCCAACCAGTCGCTCTTAGGTCTGCGTATATAAGGTAGCGCACGTCCTTCATTCCGTATCTCTTGCTTGCCTTATATGCCTCCGATGATAAATTGTATCCTTCCATGTTATCCTTGTTTTAAAGTTTGGGTGGGGAGGACAAGCCTCCCCTAACTGTGGCTCAGCACTTCTTTGAAGATGAGCCCTTCTTCTTTGAAGACTTATTGGTATTCTTCTTTGTAGCCATACTCGTACACCTCCTTTCCGCTTTCTTTAAAGTTAGACATATTGTTGTTTTACTCATAATGTTTTATATAAATTTGACAAATATTCCTTCCTCTACCTCGTCATACAGAGCCTTTGCTATATTACTTGCTATATGCCCTATCAGATAAGCTAAATGCTCGTTACCTCCGTGCGGATTAAAATCGAGTCCATACTCCGAGGCGATATAGTCCATTGCATGAAAAGCCTCGTGGCACAGAACTTTTGTTGTACACTCCTTTCTTGTCGGGAACACTACAAGTACTACCTTGTCGCCATTCTCGTCAATGGCAAAATTGGTTAGTCCAAGATAGCCATCGTTGTTCAAAAGATTTTCTCTTCCCTTCTCAGAATTGAACTTGAAAGTGTCGCCTATCTTCCTGATGTTATCAACACCAAATGCGACCACTACATTCATTTCATATAGTGGTGTCAGGAATCTGTAGAATCCGCTCTTCTCTTTTTCTTGTTTGTTACTCATAATGTATATCGCTTAAATCAATTTTGAAATAGTCCTCTAAATATTTCCTCCAATCGGTCTTTCCGAACAACGTGTATGTTGCAGCCTCAAACTCAGCATAACTGTCGTAGAACAGTGTCGCTACAAAGCCTTCAATGGCGTTACCAATATTTTTACTCGTATTTGCCTTATGGTTATCGTAAAACACTTGTGCGTTTTTAATCCATAACTTAACGAATTTAGGGTTTTCCTTAAACTCTTGTATTCTCTTTGTCTTATAGGCTAACGGGCAACCGATACAACCTAAGCGGCATTTGACATCAAATTGCCCCCCCCCGATAATATATTGGGTGACACTTGATGTTTCGCTCAGATACGAACTCGCTCACGTCCTCGTCCGTCCAATTAAGAATTGGGAGGAACACTGAAACCCTATTTTTTTTGTTTCCATAGAACCTGCAAATCTGCGGCTCGTTGTACAAGTTATTTCGCTTTATGCTCTCTGACTTCCGTATGCCTTGGATAGCTATGTCGCATATCTTGTACTCCTTTAGCTTCTCGCAGCAAAAACGGCAAAATCTGCTCGGATAGCCTTTCTTCTGCATAAGTTTGAAGAAAGTGATAGACGGATTTACAATCTCAACCCCCTTCTCCTTGCAGTGCTTTATCGTGCCTATAGGGTCAATGGTGGTATTCTTATATATCGGTCTGAACTTGATTTCAGCCATCTTTGCGAGTTCCAGAATAACGTCACTGTCCTTGCCGCCCGAATAACATAGTTCCACATCGCCCTTGTCCTGCGGTATGCTTCTGAGCAGCTTTATGGACTGCTCGACTTTCTTTTTCTGTTCTTTATTCATTGTCATTGTCTTTATAAACAAACTTTATAAAACACACACACGATATGTGATAAGGTGGGAACGGGTCGCCGAATTTATGGAGATAGGTGGTTTCGTCATCGCACTGTGCGCAAGGGAAGCTGCTGCCTCTGTACGAATAGAAGCCTATAGCACCGCTCTCCTTTCCATACTCCTGTTCCGCATATCCCCATGCGAGGGCAATGGTTCCTCTGACGTTCCTCATAAGGTTATGGTACGAGGACTTGTAGAAGCCGCGTCCGTAGCTTGGCGTGGCGATGTTGATGTCCTTCTTTAGAGCCTTTGTTATGACCGAGGAATGGTACGGGTCCTTGTATCCGGTACGGATTGCCGAGAGTATCGTGCTTTCGGAATATCCAAGAAGGGAGCCTGCCTTAATCATTCTCACGATGTCCTCGGCGAACTGAGCCATGTACTTCGTGTTCCTTGCGGCGAAGGTGCTGCCGAAGATGTCGCCTTCGAGGTAATCGTCAACTACATTGGTCTTTATGCCGAGTAGCTTGCACGAAGCCTCAGAGTACGCCTTGGTGTAGGATAAGATGTCGTCGGAAGCCGACTCGACAATTTCCTTCGCCTTCGATATTAGTTGTGCCTCCCTCACCACACCTCCCTTATCGGAGCGGTAAGTCCTCGACTCCTCAATTATGGACTTCACGGCATTGAAGAGCGAGGACGCAATGTGCGACTCCGCGTTACGTCCTGCCTGTGTTCTCTTAAGCGCATATTCCGCGCCCCTCTGCTTATCGTCCATAATCATTTGGTGCGGTTGTAGGAATCCCAATTAGACTCGCCGAGGAAATTTCCGTTCTCGTCCCAAGCCTTGCCCGACCTATTAGGGCGTCCCCTCTTCCGTCCGCTTCCAGATTTTCCTGTATTCACGTCCTGTCCTGACTGACCCTTGTTAATCCTCGCAACAGCTTCCTCCTCCTCGATGTTGTTCTCAAGCTCGTTATCGGCTCGTGCAATATCCATGAGGAGGTCTTGCTGTTGAGCCTCCTTCTCCTCGCGCATGATGCGGTCGAACTCGTCGGGCATTGGGAAGTCGGGACATCTCTCCGATGCAGTCTGCTTGGAGATGAACTTGTTCTGCACCGCCGTTGCGATGTTGGTGATAATCTCCGTCTTGTTCTGGTGGACGTATGGCTCTATCCATGCGTTTATTGGAAGCGATGTCATGGTTGCAATCATGTCCTCCTGTACTCCTATTCCATACTTGGCAATCTTCACCACCGAACTGAGGAAAGGATGCAGCCTCTCCGCATCGTTCGACGCAGCCTCTATGGCGGGAGAGTACAGAAGTTTCAGTGCCACGCCTGGAAGGTCGCCAGACTTCAACTCTGGTGGTTTTACAGTGAACGATAGTTCGTAGATGAGGTTGTACGACTTGTCGAGCTGCGTTGCGAAGGCGTTCGAAGCGTCCGTTCCGTTGAGGAATCCAGCCTCGTTCTTCTCGCCGCTCATGGCGATGCTCTTTACTGCACCCGTCATATCGTCGCCCTTTATCGTTATGTCCTCGCCATCGCCCTTGACGTAGAAAATCGGGAAGGCATACGCCTTGTTGTTCTCGCACAGATACGAGAACGACTCCTCGTAATCCTCTATGTTCCGTTGCACCGCAGCCCAGCAAGGGCCGTCGTTGTTGCGTGCATACGATACAGGAACAAATTGATAGCCATGCTCCTGCTTGCTGACGAAATGGTATCCGCTAATGCCGAACACGTTCTTTATCTTGTCGATAATCTTGCTTGCGATGCTCCTTCCTTCGTCCACCGTCTCGTCCTTGAACCTGTACAGGTACTTGTTGTCCCATACCTCGACCCATTGGCACTTCGTCTTTCCGTCATCCCCGAAGTCCCTGTACTGCCTTGCGAACAACTCAAGCTCTCCCGTGATGGAATTGAAATGCGGGTAGAGCGTGTCTCCGTTGAGGTAAGACAATGCCCTTGCCCCGAACTTGCCCTCCGAGAAGTATCCTACTATTGCGCAGTCGCCCGTTATCATGTACGACCTTATTGCATCGTACATCACGGTCTCCATTCCCGCCGACAGCCAGTTCCTCTTGAAAACCGCAAGATTCCTCTTCAACTCGTCGCTCTTGTCTGCGGAATCTCCCCCTTCAAGAAGCTCGAACTGAATGTCGTTGCCTATGACGTGCAGGATGTGCTTCGTAGCTATGACCTGCTGGAAGGCGAACGCCGTCCTCGTTATCGGCTGCAGATACCACTTCTTGCCGCTGCCAGGGTTTTCGGGGTCATAGTCTGGGTTCATTTTCCAGATGTCGGGATACTCGTTCTCGTCGAATATCCTGTGCGCCGACGGATAGTATTCCCGAAGAAAGTCCGCTTGTGTCTTCACGAGCATGACGAGCTTGTCGGAAGGAATGTTGACGTCATTACCCTCCTGTACTTGCCATCTCCCGAACGACCCGTGATTCAAATAGCCGTTGGGCTGTATCTCGAACCACGGCTTCTTGACCAAAATCTCCTTGTAGTTCAAATTCTCCATAATCCTTTTATCTTTTTATGTTTCTTCCTTATCAGTGTGAAAATCATTATGTACATCCATGACTCCCAGAAGTCAGGCGAGTGTCCTACATACTTCTTCGCGACTTTCTTTGGTATCAGCTTGAATCCCCTATCGTCGCTGTCCTCGTCACGTCTGAGGAACTTTCTCTCCTTCTGTAGGATTTGCCGCAGTGGCACTTTCTCAAACCCATTACCTGAATACTTACGTTCAAGGAGTGATTGGTCTATCGAAATCTTCTTCTCCTTAATCATTCTATAGAAGAGGAACGCACACTGCGACTTCAAGTCCTTGTATAGGTACTTTATACCTTCCTCCTCTTTCCTTTCCGTTGCGATAGGTGCGCCTTGGTTATTGAATGGAACGGCCTCTGTGAAGAACCCCTTGAAATACTGACCTATTCCCTGCATGTCGTAGGTGAAGTTCCGTTCCTCAACTCCCCATTCCCTCAAAGTTGCGCTGACCACTGAGACAAGAGTCTTCGAGTCGAGCCGCATGACCCTCAAGTCAAGGCAGTGCCAACCTCTCCAATGCCACATCACGAAGTTGTCGCCTCCAGTAAGGGCGATGTCGGCAGAAGCACGGTCGATGCCGTCTCCTATTTGGATTGAGTTGTCGAATATCTCTTCAAGGTCGGCGAACTTCACCATGTCGTCACCCGCAGCCTTCCAGTTCCAGTTGGCATCGAGGTCACGCATACGCTGTTCCTCGTCCTGCTGTGCGAGGTTTGCGATGTATGAAGGGTCTGTGGAAACGAGCTTGATGTTCTCCGACACGTCTGCACGCACGAATGTTACCGACTTGATGAACATCTCCAACTTGTCATATCCAAGCTCCGCATAGCTATCCTTCCATAGTCCGTCGATGATGCCCTTGCACTGCTCGTACACCTCTTCCCGTGTGTCGCCCCAATAGATTGAATCAGGCGTGTCGCCGTCCATGAAGCAGTATCTAAGCACTCCGTTCTTCTCAGGGTCAATATATCCGTTCTCGTCCACCCACCAGTCGATGAACTTCCTAACCCATGATTCGGGGTCAGGGTTACAGGTAATCCAAAACCTGTTGCGTATTCCCGATGCGTTTCGGTTGTTGGTAAGAAGGTACTTGAATTTCTTGTATGGGCATTGTGTACCCTCGTCTATGCAGATGTATGCGAACTGCCTTCCCTGAAACCTTGTCTTGAAGTCCTGGTACGCCCCTGCGTAGTACGAGAATTTAAGCCAGCCTCCGTTGTCGAAGTTCCACGTCATGTCGTTATGCGACTTGTTGTATGCGCCGAACTGCGAGAACAACTTGTACGAGTCCGTCACGAGCGACTGCAAGTCATCTTTCTCGTTACGCAAAATTACGGCATGGAAATCGGGGTTCTTTATGTCTTTCAAAACTTCCATAAGGGAGGTAAAACTCTTCGAGCCGCCTCGCGAGCCACCGCAAATCTTTATGTCCGCGTCAATAGCGAGCATATTCTCCTGTCCACCTCGTTGGTCTATAATCTTCAACTTGTCGGGATGCTTCTTGTCAGCATCTCGAAGGCCTTGGATGTACTCTTGAGTGTAAACAGGCTCACCGTTATCCAATTTGAAGTCAGAAAGGACTTTTTTTGGCATCTGAAAGACTAAAAATGAATATTTTCTGCAAAATTATACATAAATATTTGGAAAAACGAATATTTATTCATATTTTTGCACAATAAAACGTATATTTATGCAAGTACTGCATTTTATACCAACGATAATTATCAAATAATTCCATTATGACAAGAGAAGAACTCTTAGAGCTTGTGAACGGAAAGGTTGATACCTCAAAGTTCAAATCACTCAGCCAGAAGACAATCAATGAGGAACTTGATGACCTACTGGATGATTTCGGTGATGACGAGTCGGCAAACGACAAGATTGTCACCAAGTTGGCAAACCGCTTGAAGCGTATGGACGGCAACCTTCACAAGAACGTCTCTGACGAGATAAAGAGAAGTCAAGCCGAAGCCAAGCGCAGAGAGAAGGAGAAGAAAGACAAGGAGGAAACTGAGGAAACAACAGAGGTTGACCCGAAGTACGCCGCCCTTGAGGAGAAGCTGAACAAGCTACTCCAGGCCAACGAAGAGAGGAGCAAGGCAGAGGCAAAGAAGGCAGTGCTGAACTCCGTAAAGAGCGGTCTAAAGGACAAGTTCGAGCAAGCCAAGCTTGAAATGAACGACTTTTTCCTTGATACCGCACTGTCAAAGCTTGAGATTCCAGACGAGGACGCAGACATATCCGAGCTGGTGTCGAAGGCAGAGAGAATCTATACCGCCGACTACAAGCGGGCTACTGGCAGTAAGGCTATACCAAGCAAGGGCTCAACTGAAACCCATAACCAAGACAACAAGGTTGACGAGCACGAGTTTGACGACATAGTTGAGATGCGCAAGGACCGCTTCGCTTCGGTAAACAAGTAACCCATTAATTAACAGTCAAAAGACATGGACAACTCTTTGAATTATTACGACCAGATGCTTGCACAGGGTGCTGTCATGAACGGCGCAGTGCTGGTGCAGGCAGAGGGACAGATTGGCGGTCAGCGATACGTGTTCGCCGGTCTTGAGGCTCTTTTGAAGAATGCCTTCGTCCATCCTCCTATCGGTGGTA